TTTTCCATGGTGGGTGTTGCTCGTCGTTACTTCGTTGGTGGAGGTCCTGCCCCAGCTGCCGGCTTCGGCGGCTCGAGCGTCAAGGGTGGCATCTTAACACCGGGTGCGAGATCTGTCGGCATGCCTGGAATTGCAGGGGCAGGTTGCCCCGGCGGGCCGCCCGGCGCGGCGTTGGGGTCGCCCTGCGGTCCCAGATCCCCACTCTGCTCCAAGAGCAGCTGAGCGTCTCCAGGCGGCAGCACTCCGGTTAGGGATACGTTCACTTTCACCTGTGGCGGCGCAGGCGGCGGAGGTGCTGGCGGTGTCGGTTCGCCTTTCGGAATGAACTCGTCGAGGTCCAATCGATCGTCCATGCGCTTGAGCGTTTCGCGCAGAACCATGATCAATGCCTGCGCCAAACCTGGGTCAGTAATTTGCGCGTTCCGGATCTGTATGAGGCTCTTTTCCAGCAATGGCAGGATCGTAGCCCAGTTCGCCTTGTCAGCCGCCGTATTCGGCTTACCTGTCGTGCCGGCGTCGATATCAACTTCAACCATTGTCAGAAGGTCTTCGACATCCATCGATGGCACTTGGCCCGTTTCTGGGTCAACCGGAGGCGGCTCGCCGGTAATCGGATTCGGTTCTGGGTTGTCGTTCGGGCCGAGCCAAAACGCATTTTTTCCGCAGACTCTTAATACCCAAGACAGTGGGCATTCCTGAATGGAGCACTCAGCGGTGTAGACTGCCAGGTCATCCAAACCTTCCTCCAGGCTATCCCGGTCGCTGCCGGTACGGCTCTGAAAGCCCTGATGCTGAATGCTCGCCTCGGTGGCCGTCTTCGGCTCGTTGGCGGCCGTAGCCCCTTGCGACAGCGCCTCTTGAACGCCGCTGATGCGCTCCATGTCGGAAACAGTCGGCGCGGTGTCATACAACTGCTGATTGTAAGTTGGCAGCGGCTTTGGTGCGAACATGTTCTGTACAGGTGTATTCGCGACACCTTGCAGTGCAATATACTCACCGTCAACGCCCTGCTCGAGCTTCTTGGCCTCGTCCGGCGGCAGACTGCCAGCATTGAACAGGACGCCGGGGCGTGAGCGCTGGCGGGTTAGAACCTGCGCCGAGCGCGTGCCGCTGTACTCGTCCTGCAGTTTACGCAAACGCCAGGGTAAGGACTGAGGGTGGCGTTGACCGTCGACCGGATAGAACCAGAGGCCAAAGAATGGATAGAACCTCTCCGTAGCCTGCGGGGGTGGGTATGGTTCGACCGCCCATTTCTTCACGCCATCGACGATAGTCCTGACAAGTTGGTTTTTGCGATCCCATATTTCAATGATCTTCGCGAATGACGTTGGTTTGGCGCTGCCGCTCGGGGTCAAGCCTTGGCCTTCCGGCACGGTCTGCGTGTATTGGCCGATATCCTGCGTATTGTCGCCTAGAACCTGCTCCTCGCCATCGCCTTTGAGGGCGACATTGCGCTGGTAATACTTGGCAACTTCCTTGATGTCGTCTTCTTTCAGCCGGTCGAAGCGGGACAACAGCGTGTCAGTGCGTACGTACATGTCGCAGCTAATCCAATCTGCGTCTGGGTAGTCCGTAACGTCGGAAACGTCCAGGGAGACTTGAATATCTTCTGAACGCACGAAGTCGCACATGAGGCCGTAGCCTTTCTGCTTCTGCTTTCGCGCTTCGAGGCCTTTCATTGACTCTTCAATGGCGAGCCTCTTTTGCTCGAGGTCTCCGCCATCGTCGTCTTCCGCCAATGCCTTTTTGTCGGCCTCGATGCGCTCAAGTTGGGCCTGGTATGTTGACAGCGACATCTCGATTTGGGGCGCCGGCTTCTGTTGAGTCAGGAATGTTCCCTTAATCCAACCCATTCCAACAGTCAGCGCGGCGCGGACCCACTTCTTACCGGCCTTTTTGAGCTTGCCTTTCTTCCACAGTTCAGAGACGACGAGTTCTAGCGTCGCCGCGAACTTCGTCATCATCGCGTCAGGCTGACTGTCTACCTTCTGTGCGGGTCGTACACTGACATCTGGGTTTTGGGCGAACAGAAATGACACCAGAATGTCGATGAAAGCGCCAATGAGGTTGGCGTCAGATGCCCAGTTAGGGTCAGCAAGCCCAGCTGCATACTTGCGATCACGCGCGTACTGAATGCGCGCCGCCTTGTCGAAAGCGCGAGCGGTCTTGTACTCACCTTGCCACTTTTTGACATCATCCAACTCCGCTTGGTCGTCACCTTTCTGGTCGGCCAGAGCTTTATCCATTGCGCCGCGAGCACCAGAATTTAGTGCCTGGGCACTATCCTCGACATTGCCGAGCAGATCGCTTACATCGTCCATTACTTGTTGGCCTTCTCAGCGGCAATACGTTGATATGCGTACTGGCGCGATTTCTTGACTTCAACGACGTCGTACTTCACGCCGCCTGGGTATTCTTTCTTGCCCTGGAGCAAAGTGGACAACTTGCTTTCCGCGGTTGGGGCGGCAGCCATAGCTTTATGCAGCACCTCTTCATCAGAAACGTGGGTGGCTTTCACTCAATCTTCCTCGGATGCCGAGGAGCCCGCCTTGACGCCGGCACTCACCGCATCAAACATGGACTTTCCGCTTTTCTGCTTGTTGGCTGCCATCTTCTTGAGCTGCAGTTCGACACGCCGGGACTTCTGGCCGTTCGCCCGGTCGCTTTCCTCCACGGAAATGACGTGACCGTGGGCGCCGACGTCGAACACGTCACCGACCTTCGGAGTATCGACGCCGAGCTTCGACAGCGCGTCGCCATCGAGCGTGATGCGATGGTTGTAACTGTACGGGTCCGGCTTGTATTTGCCAATCGAAGGACCGTCCAGCTCCTTCTTGCCTTGCTTCATCGACTTGAGATTTAAGGCCATTTTACTACCGTGCATCGCTAGTTAAATTCAGGCCGGTTTAGCTTTATGGTGACCCCGCGGCCACCGGCCTTACATCGCCGCAAGACGCCTCCACCGGAAGGTGAGGCGAACGGTAGCAACTCGGCAGGGATTATGCAAGATGGGCGTGGCCCGGGGACTTGAACCCCGCGACGCTGGTGGCGGTTTCCCGTTAAGACAGCGTTGCCTACCTGGGGCCATCACTGGCAGGGGTCCAAGGTGTCGAACCTTGCCGGCAGAGATTTGGAGTCTCGCCCATCGCCCGGAAAGTGACCCCTTCTGCGGCCCACATCCTTGTGGGTGGAACTGGATCCATGGTTCCAGACCGAATATAGACTTTATCAAATCTGGCACATTGTGCAACTATATGTGCTCAAGTACCGCCAGTTTGAGCAGTCGGCAGACATCCTCGTACTGATCGCGAAACTGGCGCCGGTAGCGTCGACGTGTCGCCTTGGGCACCCAGCTTGGCGACCAGGCCCAGAGGGAGGGGCCGTCGCCCTCCTGGCGGTATAGCAAGACGATGCTCTCGGCCCGCGCTTGTTCGATCAGCTCGACTGCACTAGACATATCGCACCTTGGGTATGTCCTCTTCACCTTGGTACTCTACCCAATCCCCCGAGAACGGCACGAGAAGCTTCGGGTCGTCCTGCGGCGCCTGCCCGTTTTGCACTATGTCCTGTACCCGGCCGGCAAGACCTGCCGCGTCCGCGTGGTCATCCCACCTCGAGGCGGGCATTGTCGCGAGCTGCATGTACATCTTCTCAGCGATCGGCGCGATCTTGCCGACGTTCGGCAGATGCACGATGCCCGTCGAGGCCAGAGCCTTGAACGAGGCACACTTGGCGACTTTATCCTCACCGGAATACATCGGAGTCAACACAACGCGCCATGCGCCGCGCTTGCGCATCGTTTTGTTGATGGACGGCGCGATGGAGTTATGTATGACGCCCTTTTCGTCGAACGCTTCGCGCACGGTGTTGTCGCGGCATAGTTGGAAAAACGCCGGGATAGACTTCTCAGTGTCTACTTGGCCCTCGAACGCATCCAGCATATACCACTCGCCCAGGTAGTCGATGCCCCAGACGAAGAAGGCGCACCAATCGTTTTTCTGGTCCTCGGTAACAGCCCAGTCAGTCGTACAGAATCGGCGCATCATGGAGGGCGGCGGCCAAGTGGAGGGATCGCCCCACTTGAACCATTCGTGATTCCACGCCTCGTTGTTTATGGGCTTGGGCCGTTGCTGGTAGAGGGACCCCCATACGCGCGAACCATCGCGTCCGCCGCGATTCTCTGCCATTTGCCAATGTCTGGCAGGGTAGAACTCTGGCCAGATGTATTCACCGAGCTTGCGGCCAAGTGGGTCTGACAGAAGTTCGCATTTCGCTTGCAAACACAGCACGCGCCACACCTGGCCGTCTTTGCACAATATGTCACCGCTCTCGCCCTCCCATGTATCTGGCAATATGTCGCCGGCCAAGTCGCGCTCATTCCAACGTGTCATAATCAAACCAACACCCGCGCCGGGCAGCAAGCGGCTGCTGATCGTCGCGGCGTACTCTTCGCGCACTCGCTTCTGCCGAGCGTCGGAGTCTGCCTCTTCCTGATTCTTCGTCGGGTCGTCAATGAGGAAGAAATTCGCGCGCCGGCCCGTGATGCCGCCCAAAATACCAGCAGCAACCAACTCTGAGCCGTTGGATAGGCCCCAGTCGCCAACGGCTTCGCGGACCAACTCGAGCCGCTCATCCCATACCTGATACGTCTCATCCTTGCATATCGTCTGGATGCGTCGGCTCTGCACTTCTGCGATGTCATCCGCGTACCCCGTTATGATCCCGCGGTGATTCTTGAACTTCCCTAGTGCCCAGGCCGAGGCCACGTTGGCGTAACTCGACTTGGCACAGCCAGGAGGTGTAAACGTCATGGTCCGCGCATACGGCACGGTCATGGTGTACTCCATCTGGTCGAGGATGAGCGCGTGATGCTTCGCCATCAACATCCGCGCCGGGCCTAGTATATCCTCGTCGAGGTCCTCGATGGGCGGCACAGGGCAGAGCGGGATGTTGACTGACAGCGCGAAACTATGCAGATACATCTGCGCGCGCTGTCGTCTCAACAGCTCGGCCGCGGCTGCCCGCTTGCGCTCCGCTACCGAGGCGTACTCGACAAACTCATCACTCACTGTCGCGCTGGTCCTGACTCACACCACCCAGCATCTCGGCCGCCGTGACGAGATCCGCCTTGAACACGTGGTCGCCCGTATGCGTCGTCTTCGTCCACCATGCGAGGTAGGTCTTAAACCCAACATCTGCGGCCCTGGAGCAAAACGCATAATCCTCTGTCAGCCACTCCCACTTCCCCGGCCGGTCGGCACTCTGCACGACTCGCGTGTTGCACAGGGGTGGGAAGTCCGGGCCGCCGGCAAGCTCCACCTTCGGCGTGCCGCGCGCCGCCAGAGTCTCGATCACAACTCGCTTGATGACGGTCAGGCCGAAGCCGACGCGTCTTACCGGAACCGCCTTCCGCTCGGTGAGGTCCACGTCATTGCCTGCTGCTCCTGTGTCGAATGTGAAGACTGCGCCGGCCAGTGCCAGTGCATCGGGCTGTGGATGCGGCGCCAGGGAGGCTTGGCGGGCCGCCCGTTGGATCGCCTCCCAGTCGTACTTCTTCTGACAGCACACGGCGCCGACAATGGGCAAGTCCGACTCGACCATATCCAGCACGTCCTGCGGGTCGAACCCCTGGTCGCTGTCGATGAAGATGAGGTCCGTGCCGTCGGTCTTGTACAGGAAGTCGCGCATCATCGTGGTCCGCGCGTGCGCGATACTCGAGTGTCCGATCAACCGGCTCGGCTCCATCGGTATGCCGCGCTCCAGGCAGAGCTTCTGGAGTCCGAGCATGCTGCCGTAAAAATTGTCGTGGTAGCCGTGGTGTGCCGGGGTCGCGACGACCAGCCGACGCGGCTTGTACATGGCGCCGATGTTAAACGGGCCGGTTGGGTCGAGTGGTTGCATGCCGTAGTTTGTCATTGGTCCGCCACTATTGTTTGTAGATCGCTCATTGAGTATTGCTTCATGTTGCCGCCCTTGTCCTTGACGTCGACGCTGATCGATTTCATCTTCGGTACGCTGAATTGCAGCAGCTCAATGAACAGCTCGATCGCATCGCGCGGGCGTGGCGCCACGATGAATTTGGAATCGTCGTATGGATCCTTGATGCCGTTGCCAATTTCCTGCAGCCAGCGCTGCACGTTGTCGATGTTGCCGTTCACCAATTCGGAGACGCCGTAGCGAATCCGCGAGCGCGTCACTTTATCGATGGCCTGGGTGGGCATCGGTTTGACCGGGGCCGGGAGATTGCCCATCAGCGAGCCGAGCATCACGTCTTCTTGGGACATCGTGATATTTCCATCTGTGTGAGCGTATTTTTGATCCATACGCGTGAGGATATACGTCGGGCTTGAGGTTTGCCATAACCGTTGAGCCGATATTGGATTATGTTAAGTGAGATATAAAAAGCGGTGAGATTAGCGCGGTCGGCCCGGCGCCCCGCGAATCTAAGCCGGCCTTTTGCACAGCGGGGGTCTCCCCCTCCTTCCGCGATTCGCAATTAGCCTGCCCTAGCACAGCTCGCGCGCCGCGTCAAGCGAAAAGCTGATAGCTGCCTGGGCAGGCTGCATTATGCTCGGCGTAGGACGATTCCTACAGCCTGCATTATGGCGAATAGCGAGCCGCGATTTGACAATATAAATAGCTGGGAATTAATCGCGATGTGACAATATAAATCAGTTTGACAATATAATTCGCTGTGAGTGAAACGCGAAAAGCTGACAGTGATTCGCTTGCTGGCCGGGCGAAAAGCCCTCAGCAATTAACCCTCCGTAATTAGCTCGAATTATATTGTCAAGCGCCACCCCAAGAACGCGCTCGCATCTATAAACGATCAACAGTCGCTCAAGCCGCTAACCCACTGAAACCAAAGCCCTTTACTACTACTATTTATCTATTGATAGATTGATTAATCTAGTAGTATTCTTTAAAGCTCCGTAGCTAGCTGGCCGGTAACTTTTGGCCAGCGATACTTGGGACCGATCTATAAAGAGCAGCTTTTTAACGTCTAAGCTATTGATTCTGCTACTTATAGTTCGGTTTTTTATCGATCCAACGACAATCCGACCTATAAAGAGGTATTTATGGCGAAGTTAAAAGACATGACCGAGGAACAGCGCGCTATTCTGTATGTGCGGACCAATAAGCACATCCCAGGAGCGTTCAGTTACATGCTCGAACAGGGCTACCTAAAGCGCAATCCAGTGAGTAAGGAATGGCACTTAAACGACGCTGGGCACTTGTGGCTAGAGAAATGGGGAAATTGGAAACCGTGACGCACGTCTCTTTACCCAAGGCTCATCCTGGGGTATCGTCCTAATCACTCAAGCGGCACGGCCCGCAACGACTGACTAAGGAGCAGCGACAAATGATCAGCATTACCGATACCCTCACAGGTGACGTGGATTGCTTCGACAGTATCGTTGAAGCACTGCGCGCATTCGGTCGCGCCAACCACGCATGCCGCCAGTCCAAGCGCTTCGCCATTGAGTTTCACTAGGAGCAGCGACATGAACTACTACGTAACGATCAGTTTCCTTGGCCTCGGCAACAAGCCACGCGTTACCGTGGAATACCGTCGCACCAAGGCTGCAGCGCAGGCCTGGGTTGCCGAAGTGAACGCCAAGAACGACGGTCGGACGGCTCGCTACGCCGGCACCATGAAACCGGCCATCTAGAGGCAAACTGAGATGCCGCGCACAAAATCCCAGGGCACGGCCAAACACGCGCCTTCTACCACGGACCCGAAACGCCCCGCCTGCGGCGGCAAGGGACTCGCCCCCAAGTTTGCGCCTGACACTTACCATATAACTTGCCGCCGCTGCCTCAAAGCAATTGGGGCGGGGTACTGAACGAATCGTGACACCCGTCACATACACACAGGCGCGAGCTGTACTCGAAATAGGAGCAGCGACACCATGAAGACCTACCAGCGATTCACAGAGAACGGTAAGACGTTCGTCGTCATTGCCATCAAACGCAACTATACATGCCAGGAGTAAATTACCATGCCCGGTTTCGTAGAACCCAATTTCGAGTCTTGCAACCGGCAGGATTACAACGGTATGAGTGAAACAACCCGTACTGTTCTCGGTCATGTCATCCGGGGCGAATACGACCGCGTATCTAGCGGCGCTTCGCTTCGATGGCTTGCCGAACACAACATGATTGAACGCGCCGGCCCAAACGGACGTTACGGCGCGACCGAACTCGGCGTGCAAGCCTATTATGAGTGCCCGCACTGCGGCGCAATAGGCTGGTGCCAGCACAAAGATTGAACCGTGACACCCGTCACCTTGGCCTCGTAAGGAGCAGCGACATGAATATCTTCGAAAGCCTGAGCGCAGCTGAGCGTATAGTGCGATTCGCCAGGATGTACCCGGCCTCGACGGCTCAATGGATGGCAACCGCCAGCGAGCACGTGACGCTGCAGACCGTTGGTCCGAAGACGTGGAGCACGCATCCCACGACGGGCGGCGTTGACCAGGGGCCGTTCACCGGCCC